CAGACCCTTGAACTTTTCAACGGACCAACGACCATCAGCATCTACCTGAAGGTCAAAGATACCCTTAGAAGAAGTGGAACCAGTTACTGTCTGGCAACCTGTCTTAGCTTGGGAGTTAATGGTACGGATAACTTCACGGTTAATTTCCGCAAGGATTTCAGCAGACAGAATGTTTGCGAGTTCTGTCTCAGCATCCAGACCATGAATTGCTTTCAGGTCTTGTGCCAGTTCCATTGTGTACTCAGCTTTGAGTGCACGGGACTTAGCAGTTACTGTGGACTTGTCGATGGTGAAACCCATCTCTGCAAAAGCAGCACCAGTAGAACCGAGTGCTTCAGCATCAGCAGTGGAGATACCTTCACCGTAAATGTCTGTAGAACGGTTGTTATCAATGTCGGAGTCACCAGCAAACGCAGAGTCACCAAGACCGGATGGGTCAGTGCCTTGCGAGAATGCGGAGTCACCAGAGAAGCCAGTCTGAGCTTCAGAGAACAGAGCCTCATCAGAATCAGTAACAGCACCCTTAGTGGTCTTGTACTTGGACTTCATCGCAAAGATGAGACCAGTAGGACCAGTCATTGGCTGTACACCACACAGATCATATGCGATCAGGTTAGGCATAGCACGACGAACCAGAGAAATCAATACTGGATCAAAGTTGTCAACCTTAGAGGTATCAGTGCCGTACTCGTTAAGCTGACCAAAAGAGGACTGAGCAGCTTCTTCACGCATAGCACGTTCTTGGTTTTCCAGAATCGCAGCAGTTACTTGCTTACGGTAATGGTCGGAAATAGGTCCAGCAGTTTCTTCATTCAGTACTGGAGCCCACTTTTTTACGAGATTGTCGTAAGATACAGGAGCTTGCATTTCTATACACCTTCCTTAATTATTGTTTTACAGTTCTTTTGATTGCAGAGACGTAACGAGCCATAGAATCGGAAACTTCTTCCTCTTCTACTTCCTCTACTACTTCCTCACCTACAACCGATGGGGTTTTCTTTGTGAAGTAAGATTCTTTGATGGTAGATACCTTCTGAGCGAAAGTTTCTTCATCTTCAAAATCTACATCTTCAGCTAAGGCTTTCAACTTCTCTACCTGTGTTTCAGCAAGATCACGGGAATGTTCACGGATGATAGCATCACGCTTCAGTGCTTCCAGTTCACCATACATGTAGATAGAGGTTTCTGTGGATTCATTGAGTTTTTCTTCAAGGTCGTTAACTTGAGTTTGCAGTTCATCTACCAGATCAACTTTAGACTCAGGAACGTCAACATAAGATTCTGTGAAGAGGTTCTTCAGACCTACCATAAAGTCTTCTGCCAGTTCTGCACGCAGACCAGACTCGATAGCCAGTTTGTTTTCTTCCATGAACTTTTCTACAACGTAGCTCAGGTATCCATCAATTTGCTCTACCATTTCTTCACGGGTAGTCTTCAGTTCTTCATCAAATTCTTCTTGAAGTTCAGATTCAATGCGAGATACTTCTTCAGAAACCTTGGACTTAACCGCAGCTTCCATAATTACTGCTGCCTTATCCTTGAAGGATTCGGAAAGAGTAGCTTCGGATTCTACCAGAGCATTCATATCAGCAGTTACATCAACAGATACTGCTGCTGCTTTTTCATGAATGTCATCTGCATCAAAATCTTCTGCTTCAGCATCTTCATGTACTTTCATTTTCATTTGTGCCATGATTTTACCGTAGCCAGCCTGAAGGTCTGACTTCTTCATCTTGGACATTTCACTGTACATAGCATTGATCATACCAGCTTTTGTGGAAGGCATTTTTTCTGCTGGTTGTGCTTTAACAGCTTCACCACCGGGAACTTTTGCCTTGCTCTTAACAGCACGGGCTGCCTTATTGACAGAACCAATTGCTGCTTCAGGGCTTTCCACACCATTCTTTGCTTCGGAAACTTCATCAGCTTCCTCAGACACTTCTACTGCCTCATCAGATTCTTGAGTTTCTTCCTCAATAACCTCTTCAACAGATTGAATGTCTTCGTACATTTCTTGGTCGGACATGTTTATCTCCTATTAAAGATTAATCTTAGAGAGGAAATTCTTAAACTCCCGAATCTCAACCGCAGAGCGGTCAGACCTAGAAGCATTCTTAATTTCAGTCTCAATTCTTTCAAGTTCTTGGGCTTCCAAGACACCGTTATTCCAAATCCACTCTACACCTTCCATAATACCATTAACGAAAGCTGATGGTGCAGATGGGTCTTGTACGATATCTACAGTGTTAAGAACAAAGTCACTACCGACCATGTTCACTCCACCTTTTTGCTCAAGAGTTCCCATACCACGAGTCGAAACACCCAGCTTAACCCCACCATCTAAGAGACCTTTCACAATCTGACCATTAGGTGTGTCAAGGATAAGTGCCTTTCCCATCACATCATTACCGTTCCACTTTAGTTCAGTAATTCGATGGGAAACTTTATCTAAGTTAATGATTGGTCCCGCAGGGTGGTTCAGTTCACCCACTGCACGTTGTGTGCGCACCTGCTCCTTATCATACTTAGAAACTGCTGATTCCAAAATTGCTTTTGGATAAATTCTTCCATTGCGGTTCTTTTGTTCTGCTTGGGCAAAGATACCTTCAATGACATAGCTCTTGCTGCCATCCTCTTTGGATTCAACAATGTATTCTACTTCTTCTGTATGTTCAGTAATCAGTTTCATTTGAAGTATCCACCTGTACCTGCTCTTTTACCGCCAATATTTTTAGTAGACATTCCACCAGAACCTTTAGACTTATTCATCATTTGAATAAAGTTGCGGGCAGACTTCATAGCATCCCGCTCATTGTCCTCTGTGTCTACAGTCTGATTATCAAACATAATATTAAATTTATTATCTTTTTTAGTAATCATGACTTCACCATCTTTGGACTGCAAGACCTTAACCATCTTGTGTCCTTTTGGAATGATGTTGAGACTAAACTCTTTAAACGTCTTCATCTGCCACTTCTTCTGATTCAGTTTCTGGTTCTACATCATCAGAAACATTATTAAAAACCTTGGAAGCAACCTTGATCTTCTCATCATCTAGACGAGTCGCAAGTTTATCATTAAGCAACTCAGAGAATTGCTTTTCTGCTTCAACAAAGTTCTTAGTAGTAACATTATTCAAAAAATCAACGATTTCAGTCATTTGTTTGCCTCAAAATAAATTTCGTAGTAATATTTATAATAATTTAGTTTTCTGGTTCTTCTTTGTCTGGATCAGGGACTTCGCCAGATTTTACTTCATCTTCAATCTCTTTCTTCATTTGCTTAATGTCATCATCCGATAACATCAAAACATTCTTCTGAGTCCACTCTTTAGAATAGAATACTCCAACATATGGCTCTAACTCTCTGAGCATATTAATTCTTTCTCGGAGAATTTCTGAATCTTTGAGTTCTGTAAAGTAGTTATCACTAATATATTCTACAGTAATATTATACTTCCACTCTTCCCAATCCTCTTCTGTAATAATACCTTTTAAAATCAATTGTTTCTTTAAAATATTGTAGAACAATTCACTAAATTTACGACGCAATCTTTCTACAAATTTTTGAAATTTAAATTCATCTCTGGTAATTTCTGTAGTCCTACCAAGAATGCCACTTGCATTCTGTTCAGGGTCTAGTCTACCAACTGGTACATTAAGGGACTTGTAAAGTTTCTTTTGGAAGTATATAATATCTTCAATCTGACCTAAGTTATCACCACCCGGAAGTGTAGAGATTTCTGTTCCTCTGTTACCTTCACGTCTTGGCAACCAGAAGTCTTCCAGCATAGACATATGCTTGGACTCATTTTTAATATCACCTGTGTTAGCATCATATACCAGTTTATTTCTGTATCTGGTCATGATATCTTTAAGGTATTGTTCTGCCTTGTTTCTAGGTAAGTTACCTACGTCAACATAAAAGATACGTCTTTCAGGTGCACGGGCAAGTCTGTAAATAACCAGTGCATCTTCCATCATACGCAATTGGTTAATAGGCTTGAGTGCTTTATGTAAATATGAAACTACTTTTTTACGAGAATGATCTAATAGTCCACTTGTTACATAACTAATAGCATCAGGAAAAATCTTAACAGTAGTTCCACCCTTCATAGTAGAAGAGTATGTTGTTTGATTGTTTTCAGAATATAAGAAATACTCATTGACTGTCTTAACAAGTTCAACACCAGTCTTAGGGTCTTTCTCTTTCTTAATCTCTTTTACTTTACGGATTTTCAGTGCATCAATAGGTCTGATTTCCTGAATACCCTCTTGTGGTCTTGCAGGATCAATAACCAGATGGTGATACATTCTACCATCAACATAGTACCTACGGAAAATATCATGAGCATAGTTCTTGAAGTCAAGCATACCCGCAATATTCTCAAATTCTTCTTTGATTTGTTTTTTGATTGAATCGGAAGTCTCAACTTCATCCATATTCAATTCAATAACTTCATCTTCACCAGAAATAACTTCATTAACAATATCTTCAACAGCAGCATCTACTTCAGGATGCATTGCAACTGTGCGATACTTTCTAACTAAATCTTTATCATCTTTGGCTTGCTCACCACTAAGGTCTACAAAGGAACCATAGTGTGTTCCAGATGCAGTAACATAGCCAGAACCATCTTGGTCCATAGGTGGAACCACAGATGGTAATGATTCTTTTTCTTTCTGCTTCTGCCGTTTGATTTCAAAACCA